TGATCAGACCGGTGGCACAACCTATGCACCTGCTTTTGCTGGTGACCGTTTTGCCAACCTAGGTGTTCGTATCAATGAAGTGGCAAATGAAATCGCACGTAAGACTCGTCGTGGTGCAGGTAACTTTATTGTTGCTTCTCCAATGATCGTTTCGGTTCTACAGAGTGCATCCAAGGCAGTATTTGCTCCTGCGGTTGAAGGTTCCTTCCAAGGTCCTAACAACACTCAGTTGGTTGGTACTCTAAACGGACAAATCAAGGTTTACAGCTACCTATGGAATCAGGCTCAGTCTGTTGATAGCTTGTCTCCGCCAGTGGGTGGCAGTGATCAGATTTTGGTTGGTTATAAGGGTGGTAACGGTGAAACTGATACCGGTTACTGGTATGCACCGTATATCCCACTGATGTCTTCTGGTGTCATCATGAACCCGGTCACGTTCCAGCCTGTAATGTCCCTCATGACCCGTTATGGTAAGGTTGTTCTTACGGACACCACTACCTCTCTGGGTAACAGTGCGGACTATTACGGTAAGATCAATGTCCAAAATCTAGACTTCATTTAAGTCTCAACACCCCCGAAAAGCCCCGCCCTGCGGGGCTTTTTTATAACCTCTAAGGATGCATAGGTGGGCCTTCAGGAAAGACGCTTTGAAAGAAAAATTCTCCTCTAAATATGATAGCAGTCTAACCGAATACCAAAACATGCTGGAATTAGGGTATGATAGAATTTGTGGTTGTGGTATATTGCGATATGAGATAGTCAATCAAGGACAAATAAAACATGCTTACAATAAGACAAAAACACGAAAAAGCCCTTAAGGTTATTATGGAGACTGGTATTGATATTGAAGATGTAGCAAAAGTTGTATCTGAAAATCAACAATTCACAGATGACGGCTGGTACATGGGTCCAAAAGAAAAAGTTTTGGGGGTTACAGGGAAGAATGGAAAGACTATTAAGTTGGTTCACGGTGGTAGTATCACGATGATACAGAGTCCCTGTCGTAGAAAAAAGAATATATCATGTGGTTTTTGGACGGGTTTACTCGTTGGAATTATTGGTTCTTAATTCTTGAGGACGGGAAGACAAAATTGTATCAGGTAAAAGGCAACAGATAAATATAGAAGAACAAGTTTGAAGGCACAATTTTGGATATAAAGAAGATTTCGTTTTCTGAGTATTTTGAAAGCAAAAAACAGCTTTTGGAAAAAGCCGAAGAAATACCTAGAATCTATTCGCATTACGAGATGAAAACTTACAAGAGGGTTCCCGTAAAAGAGTCTTATGACGATGATGATGAAAAAATTTATGTGAATCTAAAACCAAAAGATAGAATCAAAATATTGTGGGAATATGAGAATTTATATTACCCCACTGCTAGAAATTTTGTGGTAATTACAGAAGACTGCCAAGAATACTATTTTCCTTGTTGGGGTAACAAAAAATTAATGCATTGGGTCATAACAAACACAAGAGAAATAGATGCACAGAAATGAACCCCCCTACGGCGATTGTGAATATCAGTTACTAGTGAAAAAGTTGGAAAATTTTTGTGGGAAGATGCCTAGCAAGTTATTGTTCGAAGAATTGTCCAAAGAGGTCAAAGAATACTCTATAAAACAATCGACAAATTTCTGGAATCAAGAGTCATCTAAAAGATTTGTGGATCACATATCAGAATCAGAGAAGTGGAAAAATTCTTATTGTGCTACTCTTGTCATCGAAGCAGTTCTAACAGAACTATGTAGATCATATCCCAAAACAACGTTTAATCATATATCACAAATTCTTCTAAAATTAACGATTTAGTCTTTTTTACGCTGCTCATAAAATAAATACATATGTTGAATTTTATGGGGGCGAATCAACGTGCTTTCTTTTGCAGATATTATTAAAATGGCCCAAGAATACGGCCTAGAGACCATGGTGGGGATATTGTTGATGGGGGTAATTTACTTGTTTGCGAAAGGTCACGTTGATGTTTGGGCATTTAAGAAAAAACATCAAATTGAATCATCCAAAGCTTTTCCAGAAGAAGACTTTGACAGTATGATTGATGATATTCTCAAAAGTGAATTTTTTCGAAACATAAAATTCAAAATCACGGTAGATATACCCGCTGAGCATTTTTCTGAGGATGCTACTTTGGATATGTTGTACAAGGATCTTCTCATATGTCTTTACACTAGCTATCAAAACGTTCTTTATGAAAAAGTGTCAAAGATGAAAAAATCAGACACCGCAGGGATGTGGGTAAATTCTTTTCTTGAAATAATATATTATACCATGGATGAGTTTGATAAATCCACTGAAAGAATGAACATTCCTCCAGAGATTGTTGCAGAGTTTACTTCATGGTTTTCTCCGTTTTTGCATCAGATTTATAACTATGTCACAATTATTGATTTGTCTGAGCCGGGTTGCGTTGTTCGTAAAACAAAACTTTTTTTGCTAACATTAGAACTTATATTAGTCAATGCTACGGCACAAGCCCAGAAGTTTCAAGTGTTTGAAGGAAAGTTCAACGGCAAAGAATATAAAGGGAATACAATAGGCAATAAGATAGTCGACAGTTAAATCGTTCCAATCATCTTTATAAATACACTGTAGGCATAGAGAAAGGCTAGATGTCCATTTTCAAATCATTCGCAGATTCACCGGATCAAATTAGACTAGAGGGTCAGGAAATAACCCTTAAGTATGTCAGAATTGATGATGAAACGGGGAAGCTCACTTGGAATATACCCCCGTCTATTGAAGGATGCAGTGGGGATGGTAAGTACGACGGAATTGTGCTAACAGTCAGTAGGGTTCCGGCGAATTACATCGGTTCTTCGCCCAAGGACGGTCAATATTACATTGGTGATTCTACCGTTGACCCGGCCCTACATTCGGTTAGCAGGATAGAAGATGGGGTTATGGTTGTTGGTGCATTTTATAATGATAGAACAACAACAGAGTTGGAGGTTACCGGCCTTCAACCAAACACTGCATACTATTTTTCCGGGTATGCTGCAGATAATGTTGCAAGATACCATCGAGAGGGCGTTCATTCATATTCACTGCCGACGGGAATTCAGGAAGGACCACACGATGATGCGACTCCGGCGAATCACACCATTGTACTGGACAACACCATCAGATTGACACAACCCACAGGACTAAACCCTAGCAAAACTTACAAGGTTCGTTTGAATGTCAATGATTGTGAGCACGAGATACAATTTCTTGGGGGAGAAGTATCAAACTACCAACAGTTGATAAACGTAATCAACGAAAAGTTAATCTTGTTGGATTCGGACCTATACAAGTCTCCCGTTTTTCCGTTTATAAACACTATTTGGTTGGAAGATGGTGTTTATTATTTGTGGGACGGTGAGAACAAAATCAAGTTAGAGATAATTTATTCGGATGTTGCTCCCAACAATCTACCAATAGGAACTCTATGGTATGACACGGATGATGATAAATTATACGAATACAACGGAGTTGGATTAAGCGCAGGAGCTTCATGGACCGAATTAGATTTTGTCAGTTACGGATTTGACATAACAGATCCGGATGATGGGACTATTTGGTTTGATTCTACGTCCGGCATCGCCAGAATTTGGAAGAATGGCATCTGGTGTGATCTAAATACCGTAGTTTCAACCAGAAATCCTTTGTTACCTGTTTGGATTGAAGGATTTGCCTACTGGTATAACACGGCAAGCGGGGAACTGACTAGATTAAATAAGGAAACCAGTCAGTGGGAGGAAATTCTCGCCATATACTTTGACAAGGACCCGGAAGATATTGATGTCGGGGACTACTGGTACGACGAAAATAACGAAACCGTATTTCAGTTGCAGTCCGGGTTAAATTGGGAAGAATCCACGAATGTTTTCTTTGAAGATACGAACTCTAATATAGCCGGCAGACTTTCTTTTCGTTATGTGAAGGATGAATTCAACCTATACCGGTGGAACTCAGCAGACGAGCTTTGGGACAGGATTCAGGTCATTAACAATGCTATTGATCCGAACGCCGATCCTGACGCTCCTGACGGTCTTCTAGGCGATTTTTGGTATGATACAAATGACGAAATACTGTATGAGTTTAAGTCTTCTGGTTGGGTAGTCGTAGATAATGTAGTAATAGAAGAGACAAATTCACACATCTCGGAGCCATACGATTTGAGATATGTGAAAGACGAGCAAGCCTTATTCCAATGGTCTTCTGTAACACTATCATGGGAAGAAGTTTCGGTTGCGAGTTTCCCCACCGACCCCAGAAATAGAAGTTCATGTCAGTATTGGTGGAATTCCAGTCCTTCGGTTGACACACTGTTTTCGTGGGATTTTTTAAATTCTCGATGGGTGGAAGTCGACAATTTCTTCCAGCAGGAAAGCAATCCACTGGAGCCAGAAAAATTGCCGGAAGGTACAGTTTGGTTTAACCCGGAAACTGAGGTGTTGACCAGAATTCTTTCTGAAGCATGTGAAGAGCTTAAATTCATCAACGAAACTTTTAACCCGCTGGAACCACCACTCGGGCTATATTGGCTGTTTGATGATAAATTTTACATGTATTCAGAAAGTTTGCAGCAATGGATTTTGTTAGACGAACAACCTATTAGATCACCGACTGATCCGACTGACGTTGAGGCGGGTACATATTGGCTTAACACCATTACAGATGAGCTATTTCAATGGGATGGGTCGTTCTGGGTTTTACAAGAAGTTGCTGAATCTGACCCCAAACCAGACGAAGGTTTTGTTTGGTACAACACTGCCGAGGAACAATTGTATTTGTGGAATGCAATTAGATGGGAAAAAACCACAGCATTTGCATATTTAGAATTTACAAAGGGAGAAGAATGTAACGACAAAGACACATTTGTATTTAAAACTCGTGTGAGGGGATGTGATGCGGTAATTGAAGTTTTAGATGTAGTAGATAATGTATTTGGGGACCTTTCTGTCACTATAAGATATAGAGAACCGGTTCCGGGGCAAGATATTCAAAGAGTCAAGCCCATGTACAAACAACTCGGCGTCGGGGACGATGGAAGTCCGGATGAACGTCGAGAACTACACAGAAAGATTCGCGAGCTTCTCGGGTCTCCTTCCACGAAAGTTGAGTTATCGAAATCACAGATAGATATATGTATAGACAACGCGTTGAAAACATTGAGAAAGTATAGTGGTTATGCATATAAGAGAGGTTTTTTCTTCTTGAATATGAAGAGAAATCAACAAACTTATGAACTGAGCGATAAGTGCGTTGGTTTTAATAAGATCGTAAAGGTTACAGCCACGTATCGTTTGAGGAGCGGTTTCCTCAAGGGCGCGTATTCCGGGTATGATATATATGGTTACGCCGCTTTAAAACAGTTGTATACCCTTGGCTCCTTTGATATTTTGAGTTTTCATCTGGTTTCATCTTTTATTGAAGAACTTGAAAATATTTTTGCTACCAGATTGACATTCCAATGGAACGAGCAGACTAGAGAATTAAAAATGTACAACGCGATTTACGCAGATGAAAAAATATTGGTTGACGCCAGCGTAGAAAGAACAGAACAAGATTTAATGGTTGACCGGAATACGACTATGTGGATTCAGAAATGGGCATTAGCAGAAGCCAAGATGATGCTATCTCAGGGTCGAGGAAAATTTCAATCTTTGCCGGGTCCTAACGGTAACACTGTGTTGAACGCACAGGAATTAATTACCCAGTCCGAAGCCGAGAAGGCTGGTTTGTTAGAAGAGTTAGAAGATATGTCAATGGCAGATGCCAGTGAAGTTGGACAGCATGCTTACTTTATAATGGGATAACATGGAAGATAATAATATTTACGACTGCTATCCAGAAGAAAACTCTCCGGGCAATTGTCCAGATGGTGGTGTTGTTGGGCCCGATGAACCTATAAGGGGTGATAATGGTACCAACAACAGTTGTTCTCCGGGGGGCAACGTTCGAGGGTTACCATGTGTAGACACCGAACCGTGTTATCCGTGGCAATTGACAAATTTCGATGAGGAAGTCTGTGCCATAGACGGCTATGTTGAAGAATCTATCGCGATAGGCGGAGCGGTGGTCAACATCCATAAAATGCTGGGAATCTATGAACAGGAAAAGCTTGTTGATCAGACGGGAGTGGGCGAATCCATATCTGGCGGAGATCATCCAAATTTTCCAGCAGACGACGCATTTAACAGATTCGACACGGAATGGAGATCTCTCCAAACGGGTCAAGATGTAGTTAGAAAAGCCTTTATAGGATACGATTTTGGGCCGATACGACTCGACAACGGGAGAATACGGTATGCTATCGAAACATACGTTAAACACAACATAGCCACGATTAGAATCAAGCAGGGTTGTAATTCTAAAAACAGAGTCACAAAAGTCCGAATCGAGAGGTCCCCAGACGGCGAGAAATGGTTTGGGGTATCACTGTTGAGCATTCCTGATTGTGACGGATACGTTACTATACATTTCAAAGCGTCAGTGCCTTCTAGATATTGGAGAATACGCCCAGCAGCTTTTAATGGTGGCCCAGAAGATCACTGGGCAGTAAAAGCAGTACAACTGTCCGAATACGAGAAAACTGATATAGAAAATATTCAGGATAAGATCTTTCTTGAAAATCGTGATCGACAGTACACTGAAGACCCTATAAGAATAAAAGGCACATACGCCCCTGTAGATTATGCGGGTTTCTTGGCAAAAATGGGATTTGGCTCTGGGTATTATAACGGAGAACAATATTTGTTTGAATTTTCTTTTACTGCGTTGGTACGAGCTTTGGGTAGACCCATCGTTATAGGTGATATTCTGCAGTTGCCTAGTGAAACGTATTATGATGCTAAAATGCAACCTACACTGAAATACCTCGAAGTGACTAACGTCTCATGGTCTTCTGCCGGATTTACCCCCCACTGGACCCCCACTATGATTCGTGTGGTAGCCGAACCTGCTATTGCTTCGCAAGAAACTCAGGGGATTTT